AACCGCCTGCGCCTGATTGCCACTGGCTGCAGTTGAAAAGGCCTTGGACATTCCAGCGCCAGCTTGTTGAGCCAGTGCGGTGCCTTTATCCCTGATCTGCACGGGGGTGGGCAGCCGACCTTGTGCGTCCGGTGTGCGCGCAAACATATACAGCTCTGTCACCAGCGCGTTGCGGGTGGCAGTCGCCAGCTGTCTGGCATCGGCGCTCTTTAGCTCTGGAGGCAGGTTTTCAGACTGGATGCCAACAGCCAGGCCAATCATTTTTACGCCATAGCTCACATCATCGTTCGGGTTGCTTAGCTGACCTAACAGCTGCTTTTTGGTTTCCCGAGTCAAAGGTGCAGACAGAATTTCAGAATCCGTGGCAAGCCCCAAAGAAACGCGCTGCGTCAAGCGAGAGAAAGCACCGAGGTCATCACGTTGAACCCCGGCTGCGTCGTCGCTATTCATAAAGTCACGCGCTTTTTTTATTGTTTCAGGCGACACAGGCAGTTCTGCTAATTGCGTAAATAATTGTTTGTGCAGCTTAGGATCAGTGCTGGTGTACATCCGGCGCAGCAGCGCTTCGCCTTGATTTGTAGAATCCACAAAACTTAGCTCTATTGCGTTTTTGCGAGCCGTGGCTGCTTTTAAAAAAGTGTCGTCAATTTTTTGCAATCCATCCGGATCATTTTTTAGCAAGTATTCAACATGGGGCTTTAGCCGGCCAACATCTCCAGAAAACAACTTTGCCCTGGCCGCCCGAGGATCTCGAAGGTTTTCTTCAGTCAGCATGAATTTTTCAAGCACATTGATGCGAGCCTCACGAACAGCATCATTTGCGTCTTTGCCGTACTGCGCCTGTAGTGCAGGATCAGCCAAAAGCATTGAAGCATTGTTGACGTTTGAGCGAAACACCCGGCTGTGTATGAGATCAAAATTTTCAGGATCTGCATCAGCTTGCGAAAACAAAAGCCCTTTTTTGTTTTGAAAGTCTTGCAAGAATTTGACTTTCATTTGCTCCTGCGACCGCTTAACGTGTTCGTTTAGGGCTTGCTTGTATACGCTGTTGCCACTGGTCGCCATAGTGGCTCGAAACTTGTACGCGGCCTCTGGATCAATTTGGGACAGGGTGCGACCGAGTCCGTCAGTCATGGTCTGGATTTGCTCCAGAATTTGTGTGCTGTCGGCTTGGCCTAGCTTGACCTTCTCAAGCATCTCAACCAGCTTGGCATTGCCTTCCATCTCAAACTGCTGAGATAGCTGCAAAGCGCGGGACTTGCGGACAGCCTGCTGGAACACACTGAGCGGGTTGCCGCCCAGATTCAAGTCGTCTAGCCTGCCGTTTTTGGCGGCCTCAATTTGCTCTGGTGTCGGCGGGTTATCGGCGGCAAACTGCAGGCCTTCTTTTTCGCGCTGCCGGAATGCCTCGCCAAATAGGTTGGCGCTCATACGGTCAAGCGCCTCCGCAATCTGACCAGCGCCCTGTGCCGCAACACGCGGGCCGATGAAGTTCACCTCACCAACACCCACGCGCTGCATGGCTGAAGAGCCTGGTGCGCGGATCTCCACGCGGCCTGATTCAATGCGTCCGGTTGCCATGGTCTTAGTCCCCTCCTGAGCCGGTGCGCCGCCATTCTGCAAGCGGATCTTTTACCATTCCAGAGAATGGATCGGCCTTGGCAAGATTTGCTACGCCTCTGGCCAGGGTAAAACTTGACAACATCCCACCAGCTTGGCGTGCAGCGCCTGCGGCCTGGGTGTATTGGCCAGATTGACGTTGGGCCTGGAATAAGTTCAGAGTGTTTTGCAACTCAGTAGATTGAATAAGTCCCATGGCGTCGTCAAATCCAAGCACCTTGGCCGTTAAGGCATTTAAATCAACCACACCCAGGTCGCGCATTGTGGCAGCCACGTTCTCAGCTTGTACGGCCTCAATAGAGCCGGCACCTAATGCCACGCCGCTGGCGGCCGCCCGCGCACGCAAAGTCGCATTAGTCTGCCTCATGTTTCGCAGCAAAGTGTTGCCGGCAATCTGCCAATTCCGCGACTCGGTTTCTGCTTTTTGCAAAACCCGGCCAGCTTGCACGGCAGCATACGTTTCGTCTAGGCCGGCGCGAACCTCTGCAATTGCCAAGGTATCGCGTGCTTGCACCAGGTAAGCTGTCTGCTGCTGGATGGCCGCAGTTTTCTGCATTTGCGAAGAGGCATATGCATCCAGAAAGCCGCCAACTGCCTGCGCCTGTCCAAGTGTCACGTTTGGTGCTGTTGCCATGTCAGGTTCCTGCGTTAACTGCCACGCGGTAATCAAGGCCGAGCAGCGTCATTTTCAACGGCAAAACCTGCGACACTTCAATGGCCTGCTCGCGGCTGTAGCCAAGCACACCATTGACGCGCTTGATGCCGGTAAAGGTGGGCTCGGGGTCATCCAGTAGTGGGTTGTCAAACAAGCGAAAGGCCACCGACTGGTTATTGATTACCATGTGCTGGGTGTCCTTGACCACCGCATTGATCTCGACAATGCGCTTTTTAAAGCCCACTCGGTTGCCGGTCTGCAGCCGGATGTCCACCGGCATGGTCTTGACATAGACCGTGACCGGCAGGCCGACCTCGTAGCTAGTTACAGACTCGCGATCAAAGGTCACCGCCCCGCCACCGCTAACAGTCTCATTACCTTGGGGCACGCCGTCGCAGATGACATTGAGCGATTTGCCAATATGCGGCAGACCCGAGCCGACGCCACCCGCAGACCCGCCAGTAAAAGCGCAGTCGGTATACAGGCTGTCGCTCAACAGCTCAATAAAGTAGCGATCCACGCTGTTGAAGGTGCGCTTAGTAACGCAGTAGATCTGGTTCACATCCACGCCAATATCAATGAATCGGCCATCGGTCGTGAACTCGCTGGGGCTAGTAATCTGCTGCGAGCGCATCAGCGAGAAAACGGCCATGCTGCCATCGGACTCGTTGGTCAGCATCAACAGGTCAGCCTCGTCGGTACTAGCCGCACGGCGCAGGGCGATGCGTTGCGGAGTCTTGAGCAAGTGGCCAGACAGCAGAGAGATACGGTTGGTGACGTAGGTCGCCTGCGTATCCGTGAAGACAAAATCATTGAGCGACTTGCCCTGGCGCTGGATGTAGACCGATCCAGACTCAAGGGTCAGCACACGGGTGCCAGGCTTAATGCCGTTCTTGCTGACGTTTTTAAATGTAAACGTCAGCGGAGTGATCGGGTCGCTGTCGCGCTGCGGAACGTAGAACTCGCCGCCAGTTGTAAAAACCTGAAAGTCTCGTCCACTGATAATGTCAGTGATGATATTCAGCTCGTTGGTGTCCAGCGTTGCCTCGACCGCATCATCATCCAATGACTCGCTTGGCACAAAGTCAAAGAACAGTCCGATCTTGGAGCCCCAGATTGTGGATGGCCGCGACTTGCTGCCGCCAAAGTAGAGCCTACCTTCGTGGAAAGTCACAGAGCGTGGCCAGCCCTTAGCTGCGCTCCACACATCCACATAGCCGTGTTCAAGCTCCCAGCGGCCTGCATCAATGGCGGTTGTGTTGAAGAACGGGTATTCGGTCACCGCCTCAACCACTGTGGCTGAGACATACCGCACAATCCTTGCGCGGCCCTGCGGCTGCACGTTGATGTACTGGTTGACAGACAGAGCTGAAAACGTAGTCGTGGTGTAAGTGCTTGTGCCATCTGGCGTGACTGTGAAGGCCTCGTAAACGGTGGCAACTTTGGTAGTGCCGTTGTAGTCTACGATTAACCGAGTTTGGCCAGAGCCTGTGCCGCCGGTGATGTTGACATACATACCGTTGTAGACGTCATTGGTCGCACTTGCTGTTGCTTTGAGCGTCACAGTCGTGCTGGTGCCTGCCTGCAATGTGCCAGAGTCATGGTGCGTTGTTGATGCCGTCAGCGTCACATTACCCGACACAGCAGACGGGGTTAGCGTTGTGCCAATGTTGGTGTAAATGTCAAGGTCGTAGGCATACTTGGGTATTGAGTCAAACGCAATATCTGTCGCCGTCCAAGTGGTGTCGCTGGTGCGAGTGATACGCACAGGGTTTAAGTCTGGATGCACCACGATCAGCGTGTCGGCAGACTGCGTCCAGCACATATCGTCAACGATAGAGCTGCCAATGGTGGTGGTCAGGTAGTTGTTGCCGGTGCCGTTGATGTTGGACTGCACCACGCCGTTTTTGACCACAGTCATGCGGTTGTGGGTAAAGCACAGCATATAACTGTCATCCACAGAAAACTGGAATGACACTAACCGCACGCCGTTGCCAGCAGACTCGGTGCCTGTGTGCGGCAGAGCAAAGATGTGCTTGGTGCCAGGCCGACGGCGCAGTCCACCCTGGGGCTGGATCAAGACGTTGGTGGCCTTGGCCAGCGCGTTGTTGTACTGCTCCAGATCAACGCGGGCCCGCATCAGCGGATCAAGCTCACCCGTGCTGAAGTTGGTTTGCAGGTCAACGAATCTGGACATCAGTACCTCGCCGAGATTAACGTGTAGTCGTCTATAACTTTGACCGCATTGTTTGCGCCATCAATCTGCGCTGCCTGCCGGAAGTGGCCACCGCGCCCGTTTTCGCCAGGTTCACCCAAAGCCATGCGCCGCCAGAAGCCAGCCTTTTCAGCCTGCTCGGTGATCGGCTCGGCAATGTGCCAAGCCACTTGGTACTTGAGCAGCTGCACAAAATATTGCGGCATCGCGTACTCAGGAACGCTGTACTGGTAGTCGATATAGACTGCTTCCAGATTAGTCAGCAGCTGGTCGCCCTGGATCTCCCACTCCTTGCGCGGCGTGGAACCAACAGCAGCCGAGTCATACACAGCGCGGGGGCCACCCAGGCGGTCGCCGGGAAGTTGATAGGCGTAATTCCAGACGCTGCCAGGGGCCGTGATCAGCCGAGACAGCGCAATCTTCTTCATGCTGAAACTCCACGGATACATCATCAACGTGGAGTCTCGGATGTCGGGGTATAGGCGGTCACACACGCTGGACTCGTCGGTGCCATCGTTGAAAGACGAAATGGCCTTTGCGCCCAACATCAGTAGGGCATCCGAACAGATGGTAATTCCAGTGTCGCCTGCTGCCATGTGAACCTCTCAATGTGAGAAGGGCCAGCCTCCGAGAATCCCCAGAAGCTGGCCCAGTTGACTGACCACCAATTAGTCGGTGTCAGTTGCGCTCACGGTGGTGCCGTCAGCGATGTCAACTACACCAGCCGAAGACACGGCATTGACGTAAGTCAACACCAGGCTCGGGGTAGTGGAGTCATAGACAAAGATGATGTCACCAACATTCAACAGCGATGCAATGCTGTCGAAGTAGCTCACGGTGTTGACCGTGGCCTGGGTATCTGCTGTCTTGTACAGATACATATTGGGCGCATTTCCAGATTTGGAAGCGCATACGGTCACAAGACCAGTGCTTGAGAATGCCATCTTCAGACCCTCCTATTAGGCCGCTGCCGCAGTATCGCGGGCGGTGATCTTGACGATACCCTCGGAGTCAATCGCCACAGCCCCAGCAGAGAACAGGGCATTGACAAGCCAGCTGGTCTTCTCGGGGATGTAGTTGATCTCGGTGCGAGGAGCGATGCCTTCCGCGTAGCCGATGGCGTCACGGTGGAAGGCAAACAGGGTGCGGTCGCTAGAACCGTCGATGGGCAGGCCACCCTCAGAACGATCACCCAGCACATGGAACGTGAAACCCATGAACTGATTGATCTCGCCCTGCACCAGAGCCTTGACACTGTTGAAGTCAGAGCTGGTCACCGAGGTTTGCTCCAGCATCGAAGCCAACGAATTGGCGTGGATGATGATGTTGCGACCGTCGGAGGGCACGTTCTTCGTGTTAAGGATCTTAGCGGCCTCGCGCAGCTTGGAAATATTCATGTTGGTGTTTGCGCCACCAATAGAATTCGCCACAGTGCCAGTGCTGGAAGCAGCGACCAGTGCATCCAGAATCATCTGATCCTGGCGGCGACCAATCGCGGCACCAACCACTTGGGCCAGCTCGCTGCGCTCATCAAAGTTGACCTTCTGCTGCGAGAAGATGTCGCTGTACTCGGCAGCATTGAAGTCGGCCAACGTGCAAGTCACGTTGCTGAATCCGACGTTCATCGGTGTCACATCGGTCTGCGTGACGCGGGACGTAGCCACGCCCTTGCCGACTTTCGGGAATTTAACGGAAGAGCCTTCGACCCCTCGACGCTGACGCACAGCGCCCACCAGCATTGCTTTGCCCTGGTAAGCCTGTTTGACCTCTGCGTCGAAAAGAGTGACAAAGGCGTTTGAGAGAGAAACGCTCATTTGATTACCTCATTCGGTTGTTGATCAGGGTTTTGCGCGTCGGTGAGCCGGAGATCCGGGCCTGTGCTTGCTGGTTGCGCCAGCCACTCGTCAGCATCCGCTGCGGCAAGGGTCACATTGCTGTGGGCCTTGCCACCATTGTAGGAGCAATTTGAACTTGTCAATAGCCCCCGTTGGCTTTTAGACAAAAAAGCCCCGGAGGTTAGTCCGGGGCTAAGGGTCGCAGCAGAATTACCGCAACCTTGGAGAACTCAATTAGGAATATTCTGGTGAAACAAACGCTCCACCTTTTGACGGTAGGCGGCGTCGGTTCTGTATTTAGGATCATTAACCATTTCGTACAAAGCATCCTTTGACGGGGCGCCATCTTGCGGCATCGACTCAATTGGCACCCGGCCTTCGTAAGCCTCGCGGATTTTGAGCAGGGCCTGCAGCCCACGGGCGGTGCCGCCCATGATCTTGAATTCGTCAAAATCGTCTTTACCCCAAACCCCTTTATTGACCAGCCCCCTGGCCCAATCGACCATGCCGTTGACTACGGCGTTGGCATTAGGGCCGAGCTTTTCCATCTCGACTTTGGGGTCGATCATGTCAGCCGACATGATCTCGCCAGCCTTGCTGTTGATTGCGCCCGCCAGCTCTTCGAAAGCGGCCTGGCTTATGCCGTTGTCTTTTGCCCAACTTGCAAGGGTTTGGCCAATAGGATGGTCTTCACCATTCTCGCCAAAAGCGCCCAAGTTGTATTTTCCGTCTGCTGGGGCGTTGTGTGCGCCCTTGCTAATCTTGCCGCGCAAGTCGCGCCAGGACTTGGCCAGGCTCTCATAGTCGGCTTTGCCATCTTTGACAAAGTTCTCCGGCAGCCACTCAGGCGTGGCGTCCGGCGTCCCGGATGAGACAAGAGCCGCAGCGGGGTCTGCGGCCTTGTGCGGGATCTCTGCTTTTTGCGGCTCGGCGGGTTTGCTGGGGTCTTCGACGGTGACCGAGTCCAATAGGCCGGTGTCGCCACCGGGTTGGTCGTTGGTATCTGCCATTGGTTAGAGCTTCCTTGCTTGGTTAATCCGTGCGATCAAGTCCCTTACCACGTTTCTCTGCCCCTCGGCAAAGAAGGCGTGGGAGGGATCAGTACCCGGCACGGCAACGGGCACATCCACATATATCTCGCGCAGCCACTCCAGGAGCTTTTGACCGTCCTCGGAGCCGAACACCCGCAGGCACAGGCGCATCAGGTCTTCACGCTTTTGCGTGACCTCGCGCCTGTCCTCGGTCTGGTCAGAGTTGTCCAGATCTTCCCAGCCGCTCATGCCGGCATCTCCTCAGCCATAGGCGGCCCCATAGGCGGCATACCGGCCTGGGCTTGCATAGCCATGCCCTGGGCCACGATCTGCGCTTGTTGGGCTTTCTGGGCCTCTTCCAGCAGCACTGCACGCTCGGCCTGGTTGTTCCGAACAGCCATAGGCACCCCGAGCTTGTCGCCCAGGTAGTCCGGCAGGATGTTGGATTTAAGTGCGACAGCACCATCTGCGCCAAAGCCTTGCATGATCTGGGCGTACTGCATGATGGCCTGCACCTCGTCCATAGATTGGGCCTGGGCCAGGGGCGCCTCGGGCACCACTTTTACCTCCAGACCGTTGACGCGCAGCGGCATATCAATCAGCCCGCGCTCGTCCATGACTTCCAGGATCTTGGTGACCAGCGGGATCATGGTTTCGTTGATCAAGCGGCCAAAGGCGCTGCCCAGGTTCTGGGACAACTCCTTCATGCGCTCCACGATTTCGGTGGCCGAGCGGGCGCTCATATTGTCCGGCGGCAGCGACTCATCAAGTAGGATGCGCTTGACGTTTGCCCTCAAATCGTTAATCACCAGCTGCGACACATTGAAGTCACCCGAGCGCGGCAAAGCCAGCAGGGCGGGGCCTTGGGGGCCTCCGTTGCGGGCAACCGGGATGATCGCGCCGGGGGCCAGCTTGACGGTGTTGGGGTTCAATACGCCGTCGTCTGCAGCGGTGTAGACCCCAGAGACAGCCAGGCTGGCGTTCTTGAGCAGCAGCTCGATGGTCTTGTTCAGGGTTTTGATGTCCGGCAGGGCGGTCAGCAGTGGGCCGCGACCATAGATCTCGCCGGCCACCTTCATGTATCGGCTGACCACCCAAGGGCTGGACTTGCGCCGGCGATAGACCAGCTCATCTTTGGTTTGCTTGTAGATAACGTGATAGCAGTAATCTCCGCGCTTGGCGTCGAACACAGTAGCCTCTAGCAGCTCGACATCCTCGGTCGGCTTGTCCTCGATTAGGCGGGCCAGTTGGCCCTCGATCTTGGCATCCGGCCATTGGCGCTGGATGGACTCGCCCTTCATGCGGATCTTTCGATAGACGTTGTCCACCTGGCCGTTTGCACCTTCCTCGTAGGTGACCAGGAACAGCGGCACCGGGATGAAGTTGATGGGGCTGACATCGTCGCCAGGCTGCACCATCATGCAAGCAGTGCCCACAGCGAGGTCAAGCAGAAACTCGCCCATGGCAATGTCAAAGTTGGACTGGCGCAAGACGGTAAACATTTTTTCCCCGTACTGCTCCAGCACAGCCTTAGCCACATCCATACGGTCGGCGGGAATGTCGCTGCCGGCATCGAGGCGTGCCCATTTTCTTTGCGGCGGGAAGACAGCAGACTGCAGGCGGTTGGCAAAGCGCTGCGTGCTATTGATGGCAGTCGAGTCAAAGACCCGCGTCATCTTGTTTTTACCCGTGTAGCTGCCCTCCCAGACTCCGTACAGCTGTCGTTGCGGCAGGGCGAATTCGTAGCAGTCCATGTACAGCGCCTGGAACTCGTCCTTTTTCTTTTGGGCGATGTCCTGGCGCTTGATGATCTGCTCGGGCGTCAGGCGCATCCCGCCGGTTTTGTCGTTGTATTCCATGATTCAATCAGTCCTTTTCAGTTTTGTACTTAGCCAGCAGATTGCGTCCCTTGGCGGCCAAGCGAGATGCTGCACCGGCAGTGCGCGGCACCGGCTCGCCCCAGGCATTAGCTGCAAGCGCCAACCGGGTTGGGTCACCGTCTTTATCGACTAGCGGCCCGCTTGGGTTGGTGTAAAACCGAGTAAGAAAAGACCCCTTGCGTCGCGCCCGTTGACCCATAGGGTTGCTGTCTTTGACGCCAGGCTGGAGGTTTTTACTCTCACCCGATCTTTCGAACTTGCGCCTGCCAGCCTCGGTTAAACCACCCTCTGGGTCTTTTGTTTTCATTTTGTTAGCTTTTACTTTTTCTCTTTTTTAGCGGGCGTATGCGTTAAGGTTTTGCTTTGTGGTGTGTGTTTGGCACCCGTCATTAGTTTGCCGTCAGTCTTGTGGGTTTCGCCTTTGTAGGCTTTGCCATCTGACGTAAAGTGTTTTTGCGTTTTAGTCATTTTGCAACTCCATATGAACTAAGCATCGGTCTTTTGTTTTTGCGGGTTTTGGCTGCGTTCTTAAAATCTTTATTGCTAGGCGCACCGGGTGAGCCTGGCTTTCGCATCTTTTCCTTGCTACCTTTTTCAATACGCTCACGTTTGGCGTGGATGTTTTCGTACAGACCTGGCATATCAAGTTCCTCCCAACATGGTTCTGCTGCTGCGGCGCGTGGCCTGCAGGCGAGCGGCGCGTCGCTCGCCGACCTCGCGCTGCATGGTTTCACCCAGCCGGCTACGCTTTGCCTCAAATTGACCAGACTCAAACTGCTCAACCGCAGGCGCCTGCGGAATGTTTGGGGCGCTCGGAGCCGTGGCCGTAAAGCTGGGGATCTCTTTGGGCTCGTAGTAGGTAACTGGTTGGGTCTTCTTTTTGCCGTACCATGTTTTGGTCTGAATTAGACCCTGGCGCTCGATAACAGGATCTTTTTCCAACTCAGAAAGCTGTTGGCGATACGCCTCCAGTTTGGCGTTGTAGTCGGCCAGAGCCGATTGGTACTGAGGATTGGCCACCTCTTGGTACTGTTTCATTGACGCTTCAAACGGGGCCATCTGCTGGCTCACGCGGCCTTGGTAATCAGAAAAGCTCTTGGAGTATTCACCCGTCAGATCCCCGATCTGCTGCGTGTATTGCCCGGCTAGCTTGTCCAAACCGCCGGTACGGCGAGACAGCCTGGCCAGATTGACTTGGGTTGGACGGAACGTGGCCATTATTGCAACATCCCCGAGGAGCCGCCCAGGCTCATGCCCACGCCAAGCTCGGAATCCATGCGCTCACCAGATAACAGCGACCGACGGCCACCGCGAGTGCGAGCGCGAAGGGCAGATGCCTCGGAGGCCGCGGCCTTTCGGCGCTCCTCATCTGCAGCAGCTTGCACTTCTTTGGCTTTGTTTTCCATGGACAACTTAGTGTCGCGGTATGACTGCGACTGCAATTCGAATTGCTGGCGGGCCGTATCAGCTTGCTGCTGCAAAGACGTAGCCTGCTGAGCATATGCGGTGGTCTGGCGTGCGATCTCGTCACGCATCCTGGCTGCATCTGTTGCCTGCTGACTAAGCGCTTCGCGTTGCTGGCTTTCTGCTTGTTTGCGGGACTTTTGCGCCTGAAGGACGTTTGCCCCGCCCGCAAGAATAATTGCGCCAGAAATAAAATAGCTCATGTAATTAGCTCCTTTTCAATTACTGCCATACCTAGCTCGGCGTACTCAAGCGCGGTGAACATCTCCTCCAACTTAGTGATGTCCTGCTCGTTCGTTGGATTGGGGTGGATGGTCGTCCAGATTGCATCCTCATGCGTGTAGACCACGCGCTTGGTGCCAGGCTCCGAGATGAAGCTGGCCGGCGCACTGTGATGCTCTAGACCAAACTCGGTGTAGCAAGTGATGCTGCCCTGACTGATGATGTTGAAATGCCGATGGCGATGGATCTTGCCGACAACCAGAGTGCCACCAGCCAGGTGGATCTCGCGTGCATAAATGCCGGGAGCAAGATGATGCTGTAGGGGCGGGGACTCATCCATGCGCTGGCCATCGGGCAAACTTTGGCAGGCTTGCTGGATGGCCATGATCTTGCCCCGCGCAACAGGCGCAGGCAGACCAGGAGGCGGCAGCATGATCAGATCTGTACCCATACCAATAGATTCTATTGGGGTCTGTACAAGATGCAAGTCATCTGATATCGCAGCGACATCACCCCGAGAAAACATCAAAGTCTTGCTTCATTATGATGGTCTGATTCATTGGTCTGCCGCCCAGGCTTGGCGTGCGGGTCATGCGGTTGTACTCGCCGCCGCCGAGCATCAGATACCCAAAAGAGTCGCCAATGTGCGAATGCTCGTTTTTGTTGGGCGCATCTCTGAATCTTTCCTGGCCGGCACCGACTGCCACACGCTTAAAGTGATAGCCGCCGCCCAGGGCCTTGCGTAGGAGCTTGCATTGCCTGTTCACAATCAGGCCTGGCTTGCCTTGGATTAAGCGCTGCATGGGGGCTGCAGCCGATTCCCGGCGTACCTTGAAGTCGTTGCTGGCGGTCGGCTGCGCCCGCAGCCCCAGGGTTCGCAGGAAGTCAAAGCTGGTCACCTCGTAGATGGCGTCCCTGGCCATGCCGGCGGGGTCGCCCCACAGCAGCACCTGGTGGTTGGGATAGTGTTGGTTGAGCAGGGCAAGCAGCTCCAGGCCAAAGCGCTCAAGGCCCATGTCGAAGGTGACGATCTCCTTGTGGATCACCCACCGACCATTGGGCAGGCGCTGGCCGATGGTGGCCGCAGGCGTCAGTCCGAAGTCCAGGCCGATCTGGATGGGCACATTGGGATCAACCTCGGTATCTCCGGACATGGTGCTGTCCTCGTACTCGGGCCAGACAGGTCTGCCCTCCTGGACGTATGTGTACAAGCCCCCGGCGTAGCAGCGAATCCAATCGAGGTTCTTGCCAAGCAGCATTTGCGGGTAATAGCCGCCTGGCAGGTTGTTGATATTCTCAGCCTTGGGGTTGACCTTCCACCACTTGCCGGCAGAAAACACATGGTCGTTGGCCTCGGGGTTGTCCGGCAGGGTGTCGGGGTCTGCCTCCATCACGCCGCCTGGTTGCTTCCAGAACTTCCAGGCGTAGGGGCCGGACATCTTTTCCTTCTCG